TCAGAAGGTTAGGGGTTCGAGTCCCTTCGGGCGCGCCACATCATCGAGAGCCCCCATGTCAAGCGCTGGGGGCTCTTCCGTTCCCCATGCGAGCCAGTTCAGCGACACGCCGCACGCTTGCGCCCACAGGATGAGGCGCTCTGCCGACATTCCGTCGCTGCCGCCGTTCTCATACTGCGAAACGGTGTTCCGCGCAACTCCCAGAACGCTCGCCAGTTGTTTCTGGTCTAGACCCGCGCGTTTCCGGGCGAGTGCTAGCCGCTCCTCGCGCGTCAATTGAATCTGAAGTGTCATGCGCCCATGCTAGGGCAGATGCTCGGAAAACACGACACGCGCTTTAATCTCCAAGATTGTGCACTCTCTAGATATCGTGACCATGCTCGGAAAACCGGGCATGAGTTCAATCAAGGGAGCCTCTGGTGGCTAAGCGAATTGTGGTTCTGCAGCGTGGCTGGGTCGTGGTCGGCGATGTGACGCTGACCGGTGACGAGCTGGTGGTCGAGAACGCGTCGGTGATTCGGCGGTGGGGGACAACGAAGGGGCTGGGTGAGCTGGCGTCGAAGGGTCCGCAGCCGAGCACGGTGCTGGATCCGGCGGGGTTGGTGCGGGCGCATCGGCTGGCCGTGGTGCTGCAGCTCGATGTGGACGCGTCGAAGTGGCAGGCGTAGCGGCTCCGTCGCTGGTCGGGTCGCTGGGCGAGGACGCGCAGTCGCTGCCTGAGCTCGGTAACGGCTACGGCTACGGCTACGGCTACGACTACGGCGACGGCGACGGCGACGGCGACGGCGACGGCGGCGGCTACGGCTACGGCTACGGCGACGGCGACGGCGACGGCGACGGCGACGGCTACGGCTACGGCTACGGCTACGGCTACGGCGACGGCGACGGCGACGGCTACGGCTACGGCTACGGCTGGTGACTCGCGTGCGCTCGCCAAAGGTGCCCCGGCGAGGTCTGCCCTCGCCGGGGCTCTTCCTGGTTCTGATGACGGTTCTCGCGGTCGAGCTCGCGGTTGTCGCGTGGTTGGCCGTGTGGTTGATGTGGGGGTCTCGATGACCGAGGGGAAGCTGATCCGGCGGCTGTTGCCGTTCGAAAGGAACTTCACCCAGCTGCCGAACAGCTGGATCCGCGATAGCCGGCTGTCGCTGAAGGCGCGTGGCCTGCTCGCGCTGTTGATGTCGCACAACGATGGCTGGTCGGTGACGGTGAAGGCCCTCGCCGCCGACTCGCGCGCCGACGGTGAGCACGCGATCGCCACGGCCCGTGACGAGCTGGTCGAGTACGGGTATCTCATCCGGCGGCCGAGACGCGGCACGGGTCGATTCACGGCCGAGGACTGGGAGCTGGTCGACCCGTCCGGCCTGTCGGATCCCGCCCTCATCGGCTACATGCTCGATGTGGATAACTCCGGTGGCGAAAATCGCCAACGGTCGCGCTCCGGTGGCGAAAATCGCCAACGTACCGGTGGCGAAAATCGCCATCCATTAAGAACACCAGTAGAAGACATAGAGGCTCCCAGCGCATCTCACGTGCGCGGGCCGAGTTATCCACAGGCTGTGCCTGTGCGGGAGTGTCCCGTGTCGCCTCGGGTCTCACCGTCGGGTCGTCACGAGCGCACAACGAACGGCGTGTGCGTGAACTGTGGCGACGAGCTGCCGAAGGCGATCAGCGCATGACCGCGCCCGACGTTCGAGTGCCAGTGAAGGTCTGGATTCGCGCCGACGCGTACCGCGCCTACGCGAAGGTCGCTCATGAGCGACGGTGCGATGTCGGCACCCTCATCGAGCAGCAGGTCGAGAAGTCGGTGCGCCGGGTGAAGCCGAAGCGCAGCTACAAGCGCTTCGACGACGAGTGCCTCGCTCAGGCTCGCGAGCTCGCTCGCGCTGGGCGGACCAAGACCGAGATCGCCGAGGAGACGGGTGTGTCGGCGGCCACGATCCACAACCACTGGCAGCGGATCATCGGCGGGCTGTCATGAGACGACACGTGGTCTACGAGCGCACCGCGGATGCCGTGATGAGCCTCGACATCACCCAGACCCTGACACCCCCCCCGGACCGTGAGGAGCAACCCATGACGACACGACTGCGCATCCGTCGCATCCCGAAGCCGAGCGGCGCCGGGTACTGGCCCGGCTGGATCCTGCACCAGATCGGCGACCCCGAGCTCAACAGCGCCGAGTGGTTCCCGACCTTCCCCGAGGCCCTCGCACGGGCCGACGCACAGCTGACCGAGGCCACGGCATGAGCCCGCGGATGGTCGCGCTGGTCAAGCGGCAGCCGAACGATGACCGCACCGCCCGAGCGACACAGGCGGCGTTCTGGCGCCGGTTCTCGGCCGACCACGTGCACGACTACGCGCCCATCAAGAGCTACAACGCGTTCGTGTGCACCGTGTGCGGCGTGATGCTCCGACGGGTCGGCGGATGAGCCGCGCGCACCGCACCGCCGAATGGCATCGCAACAGCCGGCTGGTGCGGAAGATCATCCGCGGCCGCCTCGAGCGCGGCGAGGAGGTGCGCTGCACCAACTGCGGCAAGCCGATCCAGCACGGCCAGCTGTTCGACGTGGGCCACATCGTCGACGACTACCGCGGCGGCAGCTCGAGCCTGTCGAACCTCGGCGGCGCTCACCGACGATGCAACCGCAGCGACGGCGGCCGAGCAGGCGCCGCAGCCCGCGTGAAGTCGTCACGCCAGGCCCGACGACTCCCCAGCTGGTAGCCGCTCATGAGCAAGCCCATGGGCCGCCCGAAGGGCACCTACACCACACAGCAGCACCAAGCCGTCGGCCTGTTCGACATCGACCCGCCCGCCGCACCGCCCGCCCCCACCGCCCGCCCGAGCACCGCGCCCTCGACGAAGTTTTTGACACAGAGCCGCGCAACCCCCGCCAAGGCTCACGATGGAGAGTTTCCCCCCGAAATCAGCCACGAAAAAAAGTCGCCGCAGAAAAGTGGCCCTGATCTGGGAAAAGAGCGGAGTTGGGTAGCGCTCAGGCGGAAGGCTCTCGCCCCTCGGTACGTGAGCGAGCTCGTCACCACGCCGCAGACCCGGGTCGAGTTCCTGGAGGGTGCCCGGCTGCTGAGGTTCTACGGCGAGCGGGCCAAGCCCGGCGCGCGAGTACTCCCGCAGCAGCTGATGCTCAACGATGTGCTGGCCGCCGGGCACAAGCGCAACGCCGGCCTGCTGCCACGTCGATCGACAAAGACCACGAGCGTCATCATCGCGGGCCTCGGACGTGCCGCGATGCGCGAGGAGTACCGGGTCGGGATCTACACGATGACCTCAGGCAAGGCCGGCCGGAAGAGGTTCCTCAAGGACGTGGTGCCGCCGCTCGAGCAGCTGTACCCCGACAAGAACAACCGGCCGTTCAAGCTCATCAAGATCGCCGGCATGGAGGGCGTCAACTGGCCAGAGGCCGGGTCGATCACGTGGCTGTCGAGCCTGGACGACATCCGCGGTGAAGCGTTCGACCTGCTCGTGCTCGACGAGGCCGGTGAGGAGAACGATGCCGATGTCGTCACCGAGACCATCGGCGCCGCGCTGCCCACCCTCGACACCCGGCCCGGCGCGCAGCTCGTCGTGCTCGGAACCGCCGGCCGATACCGGGAGGGCAACCTGCTGTGGGATGCGCTCGAGCTCGGCCGCCACGGCCGCGGCGGGATCCTCGAGTACTCGATGCCGGACGACACCACCGACGACGAGCTCGCCGCCTGGATCCCCGACGAGCTGCACCCCGAGGGGCGCGTGCGTGAGCTCGTGCTCGGCTCGCACCCGGGCGTCAACACCCTGACGACGCTCGAGTCGATCCACGAGAACTACGTGACGATGACCGGCAACGGTGCGAAGACCGAATCGTTCGCCCGCGAGTACGGCGGCATCTTCGGCGAGCTCGGCGAAACCCGCGGCGTGTTCGACGTCGCCAAGTGGACCGAGCAGGGTCGCGGCGGAGATCTCCCCACCCCGCCCGAACGGTTCAGCCTCGCGATGGTCGCCCACCCCGACCAGATCAGCGCCGCCCTCGTCGCCGCCTGGCGAGACGACACCGGCAAGGCGCACGGGCTGCTGCTCGAGCACCGACACGGCGTCGAGTGGCTCGCCGCCGAGGCCGCCGTCAAGTCCCGCAAGTACAAGACCCCGCTCGTGTACGACACTGGCAGCCAGGTCATCCTGCTCACCGTCGAAGCGCTCAACCGGCAGCGGAACCGCCCCCGGATGCATCCCTTCGCGTTCATGGACATCAAGAAAGCCGCCGCGCTGCTCGTCGACGAGATCCGCCGCGGCAACGTGGTGCACTACCGGCAACCCGAGCTCGACAACGCCATCAAGACCGCGGTCAAGCGCAAGGCCGGCGTCAACGGGTGGGCGCTCGGTCGCCCGATCCCCGAGGCCGATATCGTCGCAGCTGAAGGCCTCGCCCTCGCCCTGCTCGCCTACGACGACGCACCCAAGCAGACCAGCCGCCCCGAGACGCGCGTGCGCACCTGACCGGCGCCGCCACACTCAAAGTCACATTCAACGGAAATCGTGTCGAGCCCGAAACCCGCAAGAATCCGCGGCTAGAGCGCCCTCGCATCAGCTGGTGCCGCGCGATCGCCACGCCGCCCGCCGTGTCGAGGCCGATTCTGGGGGCGTGGGACTCTTCGACCTTCTGACCCGGCCGAACCGGTACGCGCTCAACGTGCCGGCCATGCCGCTGCTGGAGTCCCCGAACCAGAGCAGCAGCCTGAACAAGGTCATCTTCGCCGAGTACTTCACCGGCGAGCAGGGCGAGCTCACGCGCGAAGCCGCCCTGCAGGTGCCGGCGTTCAAGAAAGCCCGCGACCTGCTCGTCGGCACCATCGCCGGATGCCGCCTCGTCGAGTACGAAGACGGCCGCGAAGTTGATCAGCCGTGGCTCTACCGCACGATGTCAGGCATCAGCCCGTGGCATCGGATGGCGTACATCGTCGACGACATCTTCTTCTACGACTGGTCGGCGATCGCCGTCGAGCGCGACGGCAACGAGCAGATCGTCGACGCGATCCACGTGCCGTTCGAACGGTGGACCGTCGACCAGCACAGCGGCGAAGTCACCGTCGACTTCCGCCCCGCGAACCAGCGTGAGCTCATCCTCATCCCCGGCAACGGATCGGGCGGGATCCTCGCCGCCGGCGCTCCGACCATCAAGGGCGCCACGGCCCTCATGCGCGCATGGGTCGGCCGCGCTCAAAACCCGATCCCCCTCATCGTGCTCCAGCAGCAGACCGACGACGAGTTCGAAGACGGCGAGATCGACGACATGCTCGACGAGTACGCCGCCGCCCGCACCTCGCCCACCGGCGCCGTCGCCTTCGCCGACAAGCGCATCAAGCCCGAAGCGCTCGGCGCCGTGCAGACCGACCTGTTCGAGTCCGGCCGCAACGCCTTCGTGCTCGACGCCGCCCGCATCACCAGCGTGCCCGCCGCGCTGCTCGAAGGCTCCCAGTCGACCGCGACCCTGACCTACTCCACCACCGAGGGCAAGCGCAGCGAGTTCGACGACTACGCCACGCCGATCTGGATGGACCCGATCCAGGCCCGGTTCTCGATGGACGACGTGTCGCGGCCGGGCCGTGTCATCCGGTTCGACCGCTCCCACCGCACCGCGGTCACCGCCCCGGCGCTCACCCAACCTCTCGGAGACTGACATGACCGAAACCGCCCTGTTCGCCAACCTCGAAGCCCGCACGATCCGCGGTCTGCTGCTCCCCTTCGGCGAGCTGTCCGCCCCGTCGGTGTCGAAGACGCCGTCGGTGATGTTCGGCCCCGCCGTGGTCGAGCTGCCGGCAGACCCGAGCATCGTCACCGCCAACGAGAACCACTCGCAGCACGAGCCGCGCGGCCGCGCCATCAGCCTCGAGGAGACGCCCGCCGGCATCGTCGCGGAGTTCGCGATCGCGCGCACCCCCGAGGGCGACGCGCTGCTCGCCCGCGCCAACGATCCCGACCCGGCCAAGCGGCCGCGCCTGTCGGCCGAGCTGAAGAACCTCGTCTGGCAGGGAGCCCGCGCCGTCAAGGCGCAGCTCACCGGCGCCGCGTTCGTCCCGCAGGGCGCGTTTGCCTCCGCCGCGCTGTTCGCGATCGCCGTCGACGAGGCCGACACCATCCGCGCCGCCGTCGACGAGGCCGTCGCCGCCGCGCTCGCGGCCCTCACCGACCCGCAGACCCCCACCGACAGCCCGTCGCCGGACAACCCTCAAGGAGAGATCATGAACCCTGCAGCTGCAGCTCCGGCGCCTGCCGTCATGCCGGACGGGCTGAACCCGCCCGCCGACGCGCCGGCCGCCGACACCACCAGCGCCAACGGCCTGTTCGCCGCGCTCGCCTACGCCGGCCGCACCAAGGACAAGAGCGTTCTCGCGCCGTACGCCGGCATGGACGCCCTGTTCGCGATCTCGACCGTGCAGAACGATGGCCCGTCGGGTCGCACGATCGCGGCCGACACCCGGGTGCCGCAGGCCCTTGGCGAGCTGTGGAAGCGGCGCCGCTACCAGCGGAAGTTCATCCCGCTGTTCAACTCGGAGACCCTCACCGCCCTGCGCATCACCGCCTGGCGGTGGACCGTCGACCCCGAGATGGGCGACTACACCGGCAACACCGCCGAGATCCCCAGCAACGCGATCGACACCGAGCCCGTCGGCAAGGATGCCCGCCGCCTCGCCGGTGGCCACAAGCTCGACCGCCGCTACACCGACTTCGGCGACACCACCGTGTACGCGTCGTACCTCGACAAGATGACCGAGAGCTACTCGCGCAAGAGCGATCTGCGGATCCTCGCCGACGCCGTGGCCGCCGCGACCGCCAAGGATGTCACCGAGCTCGAGATCCCCGCCGGCGTGGCCGCGGGCCTCACCGGCATCGTCGACGGCGCGCTCGCCGTCATCGAGTCCGAGAACACCCCGTCGTTCTCGATCGTCTCGCCCGAGCTGTGGCGCGACATCGTGCTCACCGGCAAGAACGAGGTGCTCGGCTACCTCACCGCCTCCCTCGGCCTCGAGGGCGGCGACATGGAGGGGTTCCGCATCCTGCCCGGCCCCGTGGGCGCCGGCAAGGTGCTGACCGGTGCCCGCGAGGCGCTCACCGTCTACGAGCTCGGCGGCGGAGCCCCCATCCGCGTCGAGGGCCTCGACCCGCACCACGGTGCGATCGACCCCGCGATGTTCGGCTACGTCGACAGCATCATCGAGGCGGCTGCCGCTCTCGCGATGGTCGACACCGCCACCTACGGCACCGCCGCGTAATCGGCTCGGAAGGCGTAGGTCATGGCCAACTGGCACACCCCCGAATCCGCCGCCGCCGAGTGGTCGGATGCTGTGGGCGTGGGCGACGACGAGGTGCTCGACGAGCTGCTCGAGGTCGCCAAGGAACAGGTCATGGCCTACGCCTTCAAGTCCGACCGGGAGGCGTACGACGCCGCCACCGAGGAGGAGCCGTACGACGTGCCGCTCCGGTTGCGGCGCGCGCAGCTCCGCCACGCCGAGAACATGTGGAACGCCGCCCGCGTCGACTCCGCCGGCGAGATCGGGGACGGCTCATTCACCTCCAGCCCGCACCCGCTCGACTGGCACATCAAGCAGCTGATCCGACCTCGCCGGGCGGTGCCTCGTGTCCGGTGAGTCCGTGCGCGAGCTGCTCGGAAACCACCTCGAGCCGCTGCTCCCCGAAGGTTGGCAGCTGCTCCGGTTCCAGGCCAACATCACCACGATCTCCGAGAAGGTCGTGATCCTCAAGCACAACAAGATCACCAAGCTGGCCGAGGCTCCGCAGGGCACCCTGTCGAACGAGTTCATCGTCACCATCGTCTCCCCGCTGAGCGACATGGAGAAGGCCGAGAGCGACCTCGACGACGCCGTGCTCGAGCTGCTCACCGCCCTCGACTCCAGCGCCGCCGTCAACTGGACCGAGGCGCAAAAGGTCAAGGTCAGCGAGAAGACCCCCTACATCGGGTGGGACATCACCCTCACCGTTCACACCCAGAAAGAGAGCTGACCATGGCCGAGATCGCCGTCACCCCCTTCGTGCTGAAGGACTGCGTGCTCGAGATCGAAGACGACGACTACGCCGCCGCCGTCTCCCTCATGACGCTGACCCCGCAGGCGCAGACCGTCGTGTTCCAGGGCCTCAAGCCGGGGGCCACGTTCACCGACATGACCGAGCCCACGTGGACGCTGCAGCTGCAGTACGCGCAGGACTGGGCCGCCGCGGGCTCGCTCTCCCGCTACCTCTTCGACAACAAGGGCCTGACCAAGGATGCGGTGATCAAGCCGCAGTCCGGCATCGGCCCTTCGTTCGAGGTGGAGCTCATCATCACGCCGGGCGCGATCGGCGGGCAGGGGCAGCAGACCGCGACGGCGAGCGTCACGCTCGGCGTGCAGGGGCAGCCCGTGCTGGTGCCGGCCGTCTAGAGCTGTGGTCGGCAGCGGGCGGATCAGCGTCCTCGTCTCCACCGAGATGCGGACGCTGCTGTTCGCTGTCCGCGAGCTGCCCGCCGACGTGAACCGCGAGATCCGCAAGCACACCAAGATCGTCGTCGAGCCGGTGTGGCAGGAGGCCGTGCGCGGCAACGTCACCGACCGGATGCAGACCCGCGTGCTGGCCGACACCGCCCGCGTCAGCGTCTCCGACAGCAACGTGATGCTTCGCTCCGGCGGCATCGGCAAGATGGCCGACGGCACCCCGAAGTCGCGCATCGCATCAGCTGTGGAGTTCGGCGCGGATCCCCGGTTCAGCCGCACCGTCGTGTCGGTCCGCGGTCGCACCTACGTGCGCCGCACCAAGGCTCAGTTCAAGCTGCCCCGCTCCCGCGGGTACGTGGTCTACCCCGCCGCCCGCGAGGTCATCCCTCGCATCGGCAGCCTGTGGGCGCAGACCGCAGCTCGCACCGTGCACGAGACGTTCGAGAAGGGAGGAGCTCGTGGCTAAGGGCATCGAGATCGGCATCAACTCCGAGACGAAGGCGTTCAAGCAGGGCGTCGAGCTCGGCGTCATCCAGCCTCTCGAAAACGCCGTCGACGCCCTCGACGAGCTCGGCCGAGCCGACGGCGCCGAGCAGCTCGAGCGCGCCCTCAAGGACGCGCAGGACGAGACGAAGAAACTGCAGCGCGAGACCCGCGAGACCGCCGACACCATCGAACGCGAGTACCGGTCCGCCTACCGCGAGATGAAGCGCAACGCTGACGACGGATTCTCCCGCTCGGGCGAGGCCGCCAAGAACTTCCGCGACGAGGCTCGGCAGAACTTCGCAGAGACCGCCGCATCGTTCGACGGCACCCTCGAGGGGATCACCGACGGCATCCAGGGCACCCTGGCAGGCGCCGCTGTCGGCGTCGGCGGCGTAGCCGGCCTCGCCCTCGGCACCCTCGGCCTCATCGGTGGCGCCACTCTCGCGCGGGTCACCGCTGACGCCGAGAAGGCCGAGGAGCGCGTGCAGTCGATGTACGACGCGTTCATCGAGTCGGGCCTCAACTACCTGACCCAAGAGCAGGCGCTGCAGATCCTCGCAGAGATCACCGGCGACAGCGGCCGCCTGAAGGCCGCCGAGGAGCAGGCCGAACGGCTCGGCCTGCCGATCCAGACCGTGCTGGCCGCGCAGGTGCAGGCCGGCGAGGAGCGCAACGAGGTTCTGCGTGTCGCCAATGACCTGCTGGCCGAGTCGCTGAAGAAACTCGAGGACGGCACCTACACCGAGGGCGACCGGATCCCCGCACTCGAACGCATCGTCGGCGAGTACGAGAAGCTGAACAGCGAGCAGGCGACCGCGCTCCGTGGTGCCGAGCTCTACCGGGCGGCGTCGGAGCTCATCACCGGTCAGCAGATCCTCACGAACGAAGAGATCCAGAAGCGGAACCAGCTGCTCGCGCAGACCCCGCGCGAGATCCCCGTCAGCCTGGTGCCGGACGAGGCCGCGCTCGAGGCCGCTCTCCGTCGAACCCGCCGCCTCCGCCTTAACATCGAGGGCGTCGACCGCCTCGGCCGCGTGGTGATCTGATGGCCGGCACGATCAGCGACGGTGTGAACACGTTCGACGTGCTCGAGGTCACCGGGTACGAAGCGAGCAGCGAGACCCGCAACGTCTACCACTCCCCGGCCGCGGTGTCGCTCGCTGGGGAAGGTCCGCGCAGCGGAGTGCTCCCGCTGCTGTTCCCGTCGCTCACGGCAGCCGCGGCCGCGTGGGAGATCCTCGCCGGCCCCAGCGCCTTCACCTTCAGCTACCCCGATCTGCCCGCCCTGTCGATGAGCTTCGTCCGCGACGGTGAGATGCGGATGTACGTCGACCGGGACGTGCGCGAGCGGTGGCACATCGATGTCGGGTACCGCGAGGTTGAGCCGTGATCCCCCAGAAGCACAACGCGCGCGTGCTCATCGGCGGCGTCGAGGCAACGGTCATCAGCGGCGAGCTCACCGCAGACCGCGCCTGGACCCCGCACGTGCAGGGCACGATCGAGGTCAGCCGGCACGGCGCGATCGGCAGCGGCGACGAGCTCGTGATCGAGCTCACGCAGCGCTTCGGCGACTACGCCTTTGTCTCCGACCTCACCGCCGACTGGTGCGGGCCCGGCCGCACCCTTGCCAACCTGTCGGCCGAGATCTGCGGACCCGGCCGCACCCTCGCCACCCTCACCGCCGAGACCATCACCGCCGGCGCCTGGAGCAGCCCCGTGCGCGCCTCCACCGGCCGCACCCTCACCCTCGGAATGCAACGCTCACGAGAGACCCGCGACACGATCACCTTTGACGTCGCCAGCAGCGAGGCACGAGTGCAAGACATCGTGTGGTGGAACGTCGACGTGAACGCCGAAGGCATCCCGCTCACGATCGACGCCGACACTCCGGCGCGGTATGTGCGCGCCGCGCTCGATGCCCTTAAGACCCGCCACATCCTGTGGTCGTGTGACGTGCTCGACCGCAGTACCCCGACCGCGATCGCGCCCCTCACGCACACCGTCGAGGCCGGTGGAAGCATCTTCGCGATCGCGCAGCAGCTGCTCACCACGGCCCGGCAGCGCCTCTACGACGCCGGCGACGGCATCTTGCAGATCGTCGACGTGCCGCACTCACTCGGCGGCTCGATCACCATCAGCGAGGCCAACGACACGCTGCTCGACTGGGAGATCACCGGAGTGCGCACCGGACTCACTCTCGTGAGGTTCGCCGGCACCGTCACCAACCCGGCCGCCCGCCCCTTCGTCACCGAAGCCACGTTCCCCGAGCTCAACGATCCGATGGAGATCTTCATCGACGCGGACGCTCTGCGGCCGGTTCAGAACGGCCTGCTCCCGGGAGTCACCAACCCGGCGGCGCCCTACTTCGACCGTATCGGCCTCGACCGGTCACCGGTGAAGCTCACGGCGATCGCCGATTTCTCGGTGATGCCGGGCAGCGCCATCACCTACACGATCCCCGGGTCGTCCCCGGTCAACACCATCATCGACGCGATCACCTGGCGGCTGGAAGACAGCTGGCAGATGGACGTGTGGGTCTAGGAGGGTTCATGTCACTCGTCAGCCCCGACAGCAACGAAATCGGCCGGTACGCCGGGACGACCTCGCTCGCGACGACGATTCAGGCCCTGCTCAACCTCGGCCTCGACGCGGTGTCGGCATCGTTCTCGAAGTTCGTGCGCACCCGCACTGTCTACAAGCGCGCGCCGCTCAGCGTCGCGAGCGGCTCCGGGTTCGCCGCGTTCCAGCTGCCGACCCTGGCGCTCGGCAACGCCTTCACCCGCAGCGGCAACGTGTACACGTGCGCTGTGCCGGGTGAGTACCGGGTGACCCTGTGCCTCAGCTACGACGGGAACGCGACCGGCAACCGCGGCGCGCAGCTGGTGTGCTCGAACGCCACCATCGGGAACCGCTCACAGATCATCGCCGCCCTCTCCAACTCCGCAGACCAGACCGTCGAGGTCGAGCTCGTCGGCACGTTCGCAGCTGGCGACACGATCACCCCGCATCAGTTCCAGTCGAGCGGCGCGAGCCGGCTCGTGCAGGGACACCTCATCTTCGATCGGGTCGTCTAATGCCGGTCCCCGCAGGCTTCTACACCGTGCCCCCGATGGGGCAGTTCGGCGCGCCTCGCCCGGTCACGGGCCGCCGGCACGCCGGGCTCGATCAGTACGCCCCCGAGGGCACAGCATCCGGCCTCGAGCAGGCCGCCACCATTCTCGACAAGGGCAGCAACCTCGACCCCGCCACCGGGTACGGGCACTGGATCCGCTACCTGCACGACGACGGGCACGAGCTGCTCGAGGCACACCTGCTCGCACCGAGCCCGCTGCAGGTCGGCCGCCGGTACGCCGCCGACACGCTCGTCGGCCGCGTCGGCGACACCGGCAACGCGATCCGCGTCGGCCCTCACGTGCACGTCGAGGTGCGCACCCCGCGTGGCACCCTGATCGACCCCGCCCGCTACCTGGCGAGCATCCAGCCCGTCGAAACCCCCGACCTAGAGGAAGAGGAACCCATGGCAAAGCCGTTCATGATTCACACGCGCACGAAGGCCGGCACCCGCTGGGCGGTCGTGTCGGCCGATCTGCGGGAGTTCCGGCCGGTCACCACGCAGGCCAGCGCGAACGATCTCTCACGCCGCGTCACCGGCCCATCAGCGGAGGTCACGCCGGCCGAGTTCGCAGAGTTCGAGGCGCGCGCCCTCTGATGGAGAGTGAGCTCATCGTCGCCGTCATCGTCGCTGTCATCGGCGCGCTGGCCGCGATGATCGCGGCCGCGATCGCGGTCGTGGAATCGCGGAAGGCGCGCGAGGCATCCCGCGTCGACAAGCTGCAGCGCGACAACGCGCTGCTCTACCTGTGGAACCGGCAGCTCGTCGACCACATCTACCGAGGTGCGCCGCCGCCCGCGCCGACCCCGCCCCCCGGCCTGTTCACCGACTAGAGAGGAACCCCATGGCACTCACCGGACCCGACTCCGAAGACCTCGCGGCGGAGGCCCGCGCGCACTTCCGCGACACCTTCGACACCTTCGACGGCGAGCTCGTCGAGCTCACCGTGAATGACCCGCGGCGCGCGTGGAACGATGTCAGCCCGAAGGTGACCGCCGGCGCGCTCGGCGCCGCCGTGGCCACCATCGTCACCTGGGCTGCCGAGGCCGGCCTCGGGATCGACATCCCGGTCTCCGTGGAGACGGCCGCGGCGCTCGTCGGCGCGTTCGTGGTCGGCTACCTCGTGCCCGACACCCGTTAGAGGTTCCCGCAAGAGATGCCGGCACGCCGGCAGTGGACTCCCTACAAGGTGCCGCTGCCGGCGTTCGTCGTGCGCGGGAGCATGTCGATCTGACCGTGAGCTCGCGAGGCGCGCTGGACGAGCTGCCGAAGGCGATCGCTGGGTTGCTTCACGTAGACGCGCACCATGTTGAGGTTCGCCCAGCCCATGAGGTCGGCGACGGCGTACGGGTCGCCGTCGCTCACGGTCCAGAACCGGGTGGCGGCGCGGTGTCGGAGCTTGTGGATGGTCCACTCGCCCTCGAGCAGCCGGTTCACTCGCTTGCCGAGCCACCGCGGCGAGATGTGCCCGTTCTCATCGCCCGGGAACGCCCACCCCGACGGCCGCTGCAGCAGCGCCCGCGCCATCGGCCGAGTGAGGGGCACCATGCGCCGCTTGCCGCCCTTCCCGCGCACCCGTAGGTCGTATCCGAGCAGAGTGCTCACGATGTCGTCGGAGTGGATCTGAGCGATCTCGGCGCGTCGGAGTCCGTGCTCGGCCGCGAGGTCGATCCAGAGCGCCTCGTCGTCGTCCGCTCGAGCGAGTGCGGCGAGGTACACGTCGTCGGGCACCGGCATCGGGTCGGGCTCGGGCGGCCGTACCTTCGACAGCGCGTCGGCCGGGTTACTCGTCGTGAGCTCGGTGGCGATCGCCCACTGATAGAATGTGAGCAGGGTCGCGCGTCGTGAGCGCCGAGTGTTGACCGCCCAGTCGTGTGCGCCGGCGTAGGCGATCAGCTGCAGAGGCGTGAGCTGCCATGGCCCGGCGTCGACGCGGCGGGCAAGGTGCTGGAGGTGCTGCCGGCGCGTGTAGCACGTGGTGGAGGGTGATCCGGCGGCGCGCTGGGCCAGGATGAAGCTCTCGATCGCGTCCGCCCATTCCTGAGTCAGAGTCAT